GTATATAAACTTCCACGCTAGAATGATGAATCAGTTGAAAAACAACCCAAAAATTAGAACAGTCTATGTAAACCTTAGTTATGTTGACTTGTTGAGGTTTGATTTTAGAAAGTTGGTTTACTTAGATGGCTTGTATTACAGGGTAAACAAGATTGTTGACTTCAAGCCACACAGGAACGAATCTACAAAAATGGAGTTGGTAGAGCATTTTGACTTAGGTCTAGGTTCTATTGATGGGGATATTATGGATTTACACGCTAATGGATTAAATATATAGTATGTCAAGAAGAGCTAAAAGAAAAGAAAAAACTAACATTGACTACTGCCTATACTGCTTAGTTGATGGTGTTTACACGAAGATGGTTTATCAAGAAAGGGATTTTGATGGAAACTATTTTTACAACGAGCTTAGGGTTGCTCCTACCAAAAAAGCTAGTAGGTTAAAAGCGTTAAGACCTTCTACATCAAGAAGCAAGTTGACGGAAACGGTAACAACAACCACCCAAACACCACAGGGTTTAAAGAAAACCACAACTGTAAAAGAAATAAAACCTGCTCTTGTGTTGGATTATGGCAACTCTGTTGATGACACTAGCGGTGCAGTAACCTCTTGGGGTTCTTCTGTGGGAGGTTATTCCTTTGCTCAAGCGACAGCTGCTAATCAACCAAGATTAGGTATTAGGAGTGGTGGTGTAAATGGTTTTTCAGCTGTTTATTTTGAGCAAGATTCTATAACAGAAACTAATAGAGATTTCCTTAGAATTTCATCAGGAAATGTTACCCTATCAGGGGACTTCACTATATTTGTAAATTTTAACCCCACTATCTTAAAGTATATTCATTTGTTGGGTAACAGCTCAAACTCAGACATAGGTTTTTATTCAGATAGCTTCGATACTTTTTCTTTTGGATTAGGCACAGGCAAGGTTTACAATACATCAGTCGAAGTCGCACAAAACACAAACACTTTATTTACCATACAAAGAAATGGAACTACCCTTTATGTAAGAAAGGATGGTGTGCAAGTGGGGGAGCATACTGTTGCTACCGATGATTTTGTTATTGACCAAATAGGTAGAATAGGCTCTAGCACATATACATTGGGAGGATATATACAACACATTTCTGCATATGATGGATATATAACAACATCATTATCGGAGATTGAAAAACAAATTATTAGAACCTCATCACAGGCAACTCTATAATGGCGGTAGATGCAAAAATAGTAAGAAAGGTTTTAGCTAAGATTGGCGATAAACTTGTTATGCAACTCAAAAAAGAACTTGAGAATCAAGGGCATATCGCAACAGGTAGGTTACAAGATGGCATAAGCTACGATATTAAAACGCTAGGAAGAAACACTGTGTTAAGCGTAAATGCAGAAGGAGCTGACTATGCAGCCATTGTTAATGATGGAGCAAAACCACACTTTCCAAACATAGATGCAATTATGGATTGGATGGATGTTAAAGGTATATCTCCTGATGATGGAAAAACAAAAAAGCAGGTAGCTTACGCTATCGCAAAGAGGATGCAAATAGAAGGGATACCAACCAAAGGCTCTTACGAATACTCTAATAATGGTTATAGAAAAGGGTTTGTAAACAGGGTTTTTGGTAGTAATAGAAGGCATATAGAAAACGAAATAGTTGATGGTGTGGCTATTCAAATAGAAACATCAATAAGTAACGCAATAAGAAGTATAAACAAAGATGGCTAGAAATAAATCTGTAATTGAAATTAGTGTCATAGGACACAAGGAGTTAATTGATGCACAAAAGGCTGTAACAAAGTATAGTGATGCTCTTAAAAAAGCTAAAAAAGATGTTGTTGACCATAAGAACGCAACAAATGCTGAGGCTCAAGCCATAGCTCACGCTGAAACAAACCTAAAGAAGGCTAGGGGAGAATATAGACAGGCGCAAAAGAGCATAAAAGACTTGGCTAAAGCAACACAGACAAGTGGTAGCTTTACTATGAAGATGGCTAAGGCTTTTGGGGTTGCTCAACTTGCTGTTGATGGATTTAAGAAGGTTAGTCAGGCTTTAGCTAATCAAGTAAAAGATTCTGTTAAGGTTTTTGCTGACTTTGATATTCAAATGCAGAAGGTAAAAGCTATTAGTGGTGCTAACGCTTCTGAGTTTGCTAAATTAAAACAATCTGCACAAGACTTAGGTCGTTCTACATTCTTTACCGCTACACAGGTAGGTGAGCTTCAGATGAACTTCTCTAAACTAGGTTTTACTGCTACTGAAACGCTTGATGCTCAATCTGCTGCTCTTGATATGGCAACCGCAACGGGTGAAGACTTGGCAAGAACTGCAACTGTAATCGGTTCTTCTATTAGGGGTTTTGCCCTAGATGCAACTGAAGCAACAAGGGTGGCGGATGTTATGGCTGCCTCTTTTACAAGCTCTGCACTTGACCTAGAGAAGTTTCAAACATCTATGACGAAGGTTGCTCCGATTGCTGAACTTATGGGAGTAAGCTTAGAGGCTACAACAGCTATTATGGGTAAGCTTTCTGATGCGGGTATTGAGGCTTCTATTGCGGGTACATCTCTTCGTAATATATTCCTTAAGATGGGAGACCCATCGTCTGACCTTGCTCAAGCATTAGGTAAGACTATTGGTTCAGGAGAAGAGCTTGTTGCTGAATTAAAGAGATTAAGAGATGCGGGTGTTGATGTAGAGAAGATGTTGGCTGTTGTTGACCAAAGACAGGTTGCTGCTTTTGCTACAATGGTAAAGGGTGTAGATGTAATTGAAAGACAAATCATTGCTTTTGAAAACGCTAATGGTGCTGCCGCAGAAATGGCGGGAACTGTTGGAGACGCCTTAAAGGGTGCAATGCTTCGTTTTCAATCGGCACTTGATGGGTTAAAAATTGTTCTTGTTGACCAAATAGGAGAGAAACTTCAGGGTGTAATAGATAAGTTTGCAGTATTTTTTAACTTTTTAGCAAAATCAGCAGAAGTTCCTTTATCAGAAGAATTAAATAAACAAAGAATTGCACTAACAACATACGAAAGCAAGTTGTTAGATGTAAACACATCGGAGAGCGAAAGGTTTAAGTTAATAACAGAGCTAAAAGAAACATACCCCGATTATCTTGGTCATTTAGACGCTGAAACAGCTAAAAACAATGAGCTTAAGTTGGCATTAAAAAACACCAACAAACAGTTGATGAATAAAATTTTGCTCCAAAAAGAAGATGAAAAGATAGCCGAACAAGCTGAAAAATCAGCAGAAAGAATGGCTGATTTGATGGAAAGAGAAGATATTGTTCGACAGGAAATGGCTAAAATTATAGAAGAGCAAAGAAGAAGGGTTGATGAAGATGATTTCGGTGTTGGAATTAGAATAGCCAACCAAACATATTTTACGCTAGAGGAAGGTATGAGCTTAGAGCAACAGGCTTTAGACCTTTTGCGTCAAATGGATGCTTATACGGTAGAAGGAACTGTTGGTTCAAGACAGAGAGAGTACAATGCTTTTTCTAATGATGTAGCAAACCTTCAAACAGCAACAAAAAACTACAACCATCAAATTGGTATTGGAAATGTTTTAGAAGGGGAAAGGTTGAAGTTGATGGAGAGATTGGGAATAAAGCTTGATGATATTAAAGAAAAAACAACCACAACCACAACCACAGGAGGAGGTGGAGGAAAGTCTGTTACTCCACAGGGCGAACCAAGTGGTCTTACCCCTGCTCAACAAGAGTTAAAAGATATTGAGTTACAATTAAAACAAGACCTTCTTCTTTCTGAACAGGCATTTGCAGATAATACAACCTTCACAAGGGAGATGCTGAACAGAGACCTGTTGGAACTACAAATAATGCACCTAGAGGAGATGACAAATGTCAAAGGTTTGGAGTTTGAGGTTCAGTTGGACTTAGAGAGGAAATTGGCTCAAGCTAAGGGAAGGTTAAGAGATGAAGACCTAAAGAAAACAGAGGAGACTGAAAAAGCAAAATCTGAACTCATAAAAGCTAATATAGACAACGCAATGGCTATTGGTAGCTCACTAACACAAATTGGTGAAATAATGGGGAAGAACTCAGCTGCTGCAAAAGCGGGTATTGCTATTACAAAAGCCGCAGGTGTTGCTAGTGCAATAAAAGGAATTATTGATGCTAAGGGAGCTATCGCAAAACAGGCAGACTCAGGAGACCCTTTTAGTGCTTTTGCCCGTATGGCTATGATGGCTGCTGCTGTTGCTCCTCTTATCGCTAGTCTTGTAGCTCTTAAAGGGGGTGGTGGAGAAGGTGGCACTACTGAAACAGGAGGTAGTAGAATGGAAAAACTTGAAAGAGGTGGTTTAACAAGAGGTGGAATGTTTCAAGGCGCATCACACGCATACGGAGGTGTTAAGTTTGCTGTTGGTGGCAGAATAATGGAGGCTGAAGGTGGAGAGGCTATAATCAACAAGCGTTCAACGGCAGCGTTTAAGCCAATACTATCAGCCATCAACTCATACAATGGAAATGGTGTAAAGTTTGCTGATGGTGGCTTAATTAACTCAGGAGAGAAGTTTGCTTTAGGTGGAGCGATTAGAACAGCACAACAAATGGTAAGCGGAGTTGTGGGTGGCTCTACTAAAGTTGTTGTTGTTGAAAGCGATTTAACTACCACGCAAAACAAAGTATCAGCATTACAAAGTCAAGCATCTTTTTAACATTTCATTGTTAGCAACTTGTTTGAAACATTTACACTTTGTTTGCGTAATTAGATATATTGTCGTATGGCTAAAAGACAGAATAAACTTGAAATCGTAGAGGAATTTATTGATATTGCCTACGAACAAATCAAGGCTAGATATTCTGAAGATGCAGGAATCAAAAATGTGTTAATGTTCTTGATTGAGAGAGGTCTTGTTGACCCTATATCTTTAAGGGACTTTATGGTTTTGAATGACTTTCATAAAATACTTAAAGATAATGAAGGACATATAACTTACACATTTATGGATTTATCTATCAAATACGACATATCTGACCGAACAGCGCAAAACATAGTTTACAAAAAAAGGAAAAAGTTTAGGACTAAAAGTAACATTAGATAGTTTCTGCCAACTTTTTCGTAATCAAAAAAACTACTATATCTATTTTTGCAAAATGAACAATTGGTATGACTTTCAGAACTTAGCAGAATCTGTGGAAATTTCTATCTATGATGAGATTGGAGATTACGGAACTTCTGCTAAACAATTTATAGACGACCTAAAGTCAGTAGGAGGCAAAGATATTGTAATACGAATGAACTCTGTTGGGGGAAGCGTTTTTGATGGACTTGCTATTTACAATGTTCTTCGTTCACACAAAGGGTATGTTAATGTGAAGATTGAAGGTCTTTCTGCATCTATCGCTAGTATTATAGCTTTAGCAGGAGACAACATAGAGATGGCTGAAAACGGCTTTTTTATGATTCATAATCCATTTGGCAAATCAATGGGTGGAGCAGAGGATATGCGTAAGACTGCTGACTTACTTGATAAAATCAAACAAGAACTTGTAAACATCTATGCGACAAAGACTCAGCTTTCTGATGAGACTATTTCAAATATGATGGATGAAGAAACTTGGCTGACAAGTCAAGAAGCTAAGGAGATGGGCTTTATTGATACAATAACAGAGCCAATCAAGGTAGCCGCTAGTTTTGACTTCTCTAAATTCACTAATGTGGATAGTAAAGAAGTTAATAACAGATTACAACTAATTACTAATATTAAGAAAAGTAAAATGACTGAAGAATTAAAATCTTGGTTCAACGGTGTTAAAGAAGAAATCATTAACGCTGTTAAGGGCGAGGTAGTAGCTGAAGCCCCTGTAAAAGAAGAAGTTTCAGTTGTTCTTTCTGACAACGAGGAAATCACTAATAAGTTGACTGACCTTTCAAACGAGAAAGAAGAACTTACATCTATTATTTCTGAAAAAGAGACTGCAATCTCTGAATTAGAAAACAAGGTGTCTGAAATGGAAGCTGAAATTGCAAAATTAAACGCTACTGAAACTAAAGTAGAAGCAGACAATGACCCTGCAATTAACGAGGCAGATACTGTTGTTAATGAGTGGGATGCTTTTGCTAAATCAATCTTAAAATAATAATATTAAAAACAATTAAAAATGGCTTATACAAGTGCAAGTTTACCTACTGTAAATCAGTATGATGTAAATAAGACAATTCTTGAACCTTTATTTTTAGGTCA